ATCCAAATTGTCATTATCTTGTATATTAGATATTATTTTGAAATCACATTGATAGTTTTTTTCACATATAGATTGTGCCATTGGTGTTAAACAATTTAAAATCCATTTAACAACTTCTGATTCACAATCTTTAGCAGTATCATTTGTATGAATAAAAATTAATAATGATTGACTATTTACTCCATTTGATTTTTTCATACTTTAATAATATATGTGATTAATATTTATTTAAATAATAATATAATATTTAACTATGATATAAACCTTCATAATTATATTTCATACATTTATCCATAAACTCTGTATCATCGGGTGGTTTAATTGGGAAACATCTATTCATTACAAGTATTTTCATCATTTTTTTTAGATTTTCATGATTACTTTTTAATTCATATAATTCATCACTTAATATATTATATAAATAATATTTATGAACTTTATTATGTGTTTCATTTAGATATTTATAAATAGCGAGCTGTATGAAATGTGATGAATCTAATTCTTCTACACATTTGAATTCAATTACTCGGATATAATCTTGATAATCCATAATTCCACCTATTTTTTTATGATATGTTTCTTCACAAGGTTCTTTGATAATAACGGGTTTTTCAAATTCTCCATTGACTGATAACATTTTTAATGATTTTAATCTATCACAACATTCACGTAAATTTTTCTTTGATAACCAATTATATGCCACAATTTGTGCCAGTTTATAGTCTATACAATCAATTTCACACATAATTAGATTCGCTAATTCTAATACTTTTTTATTATAATCATTACCATCTAATGGAATTTTAAATTTATTTAATTCTGTTTTATGTAGTTTATTAATTGCATAATATAGTGGGATCGCTGTTCCAGTAATATCAGACACACTTTCATGTCCACCATCTTGTTCTACTTCACCTCTGATTTTTAATTTGTCTCGTTCTTCTCTTTCTATCTTTTCAATTGAATATAATACATTATGGATTTTATTAACAGACTCAAATGGAAGATGTTTAATTAAATCTGTTACAGAATATTTATCTTTGTCATCTCCACCATTATACTTAATACTTAATGTTTTTCTTTTTATTATATCACAATATGTACCAATATTATCTTTGTTAATAAATGGGAAATAATCTGATTCATAATTATGAATTAGAGATATTCTTTCAAGTGTTCTGGTAACTGCAACATATATTTCATTTGGACATTCATATGGACATAAATCTTTCTTATAAAATTTAAAATATGATTCATCAAAATTAAAGATAATAACTACTTTACGTTCTAAACCTTTCACTTGATGAAATGTTGATATAACTAGTTTTCCTTTTAATACATTTTCAGTTAATTGTGCTTCTTCATCATTAGGCATATGTTGTCTAAACCTTTTATCACCTTTATTATATAAATCAGAGAATCTTCTTGATAGTGATGCAATAGGTGATTTACTTCCTTTCTTAATTGATGGTGCTAATATGAATATATCTTCATTTTTGTATCCTAAATCAAGGTAATATCTAACTTCATCTAATATATCATCACAATGATCTGAAAATGGTTGAACTATGAGGTATCTTGGTTTCTCTGTAATACTAATTTTATTGGATGTGATTATTTCTTCATCAAATAGACAATTATTGATAAAATCAGTTACCATTCTTGGAACTCTGAAACTTTCATCAAGATGTAATTCTTTCCAAATTAAATTGTTCTTGAATAATTGCTTAACAAGAACTTTATTGAGATATCTATGATCTGAACCATTATGTTTGAATATACTTTGTCTCTCATCACCAAGAATTATCATTTGAGGTAGAATATTTACATTACACTCAGATTCCATGTCATATCTGTAATTATCTTTAATAATTTTCTTAACAATCATATAATATAATGGAGTCATATCTTGACATTCATCAATGATTAGAATATCATATGATGTAAAATCGATTTTAGGAAGATTTCCTTTTAATATTCTATTAATATCATCATCCGTTAATAAACCGTCTGAATCATCATAATATTTTTTACAAAATGAATGATAACTGAATATATCTGTATTATTAATATCAAATTCCTTTAATCTTTCTTTTGTTTCTGTTTTTAAACGGGCACTATATGTAATAACACCAATTTTATTTTCGTTATTATCTTTTCCAACATGAAGGATTGTAGTTGTTTTACCAGCACCCGCTACAGCTTTAACAATAATATTTCGACCTTTTTTAGTATATTTTAAAACCCTTTGTTGCTTAACAGAAGCGGGTCTCAATTGTTTCTTTTCTGCTTCAACACGTTTTAACTTACATTCTTTCTCTTTATGATAACAAATAGAACATCTAGACATTAGAGTTCCATTCTTTTTTGTAAGAAATTCTGATTCATCTTTATCTCTTTTACAATAACAACAATGCTTCATCGCTTTGATATTATTATAAATTATTCTTTAAGTATTTACGCACTTATTCTATACCATAAGTGAGTATTTTAATCAAATTTATTGGATTATATTAAATTTGATTTAAAATTATATTGATAATATAATTAGAATATGTTTTCAGATTATGAAGGGAAAACTATAAATGGTAAAAAAAAAGTCGACTGTTGGAGTGATAAAAATGAATTACAACCAAATGAAATATCATATGGCAGTGCTAAAAAATTTTGGTTTAATTGTGATAATTGTCCTCATGATTTTGAATGTAATCCAAACAATATAACTCATAATAAATGGTGTCCATACTGTTGTCATAATCCTAAATTATGTGGATCTAGAGATTGTACATATTGTTTAAAAAAATCATTTGCCAGTTATAATGGTCTGACTAAAAATGGTAAAAATAAAATAGATTGTTGGAGTGATAAAAATAAACTTGAAACGAATAAAGTATTATTAAAATCTAATAAAGAGTTTTTATTTAATTGTGATTGTTGTTTACATGATTTTAAATGTAGAATATCTGAATACACTACTAATAATGATAAATGTCCTTATTGTTATAATAGAAAAAGGTGTGGTAATTATGATTGTAATATATGTTTTAAACATTCATTTGCTAGTTTTGAAGGATTAACTAAAAATGGTAAAAAAAAAGTTGATTGTTGGTGTGATAAAAATGAATTAAAACCAATTAATGTTGCTATATCAGAAAATATAAAATATTGGTTTGATTGTGATAATTGTAATCACAACTTTAAATTAAGTCCTAATAATATTAGAAATTGGTGCCCATATTGTAATAACAAAAAAAGGTGTGGCAATTATGATTGTAATATTTGTTTTAAACATTCATTTGCTAGTTTTGAAGGATTAACAAAAAATGGTAAAAAGAAAATTGATTGTTGGAGTGATAAAAAATGTAAACCAATTGAAGTATCCAGGAACTCTAAAACAAAATTTACATTTAAATGTGATACATGTAATAAAGAGTTTAAAAGTGATACACATCATATACTGCAAGGAACATGGTGTCCAAGGTGTAATGATTCTAAATTAGAATTAAAAATATCAGAAGTAATTAAATATTTAGAATATAAAACTAATTCAGAGATATGGTTTAAAGATTGTAGAGATATATTACCATTACCTTTTGATAATGGTATCATAAATGAATTACCAATTAATATTTTAATAGAAGGTGATGGTATTCAACATTTTTCATTAAAAAAATATAAGAGTAAAGTATATGATATAAAATCATGGTTAAAACGAGTTAAACATGACATCTATAAAAATGGACATATAGTATCTCATAATATGATTTTAGTTAGAATATCATATAATTGTATAGAACAAACAGAAGAATTAATAAAGCAATCAATCAATATGTCTAAAAATGGTGAATCAGGTATTATTTATTCTGATCCAGAATTATATAAAAATACTTATATGAAGTATTTTAAGTTTTTAAGATTGTAATTAATCATAAATCTTTCTACCATATTTTATAGTTTTTATATTAATATTATTTTCTTTGGCGAATTTATATGTTCTAATTAAAAATTCATCATAAGTAGAACTATATATTTTATTATTTATTTCATTATTTTTATCTGTTAATGTAGTAATATTTGGTAAATTTTTATAATTATTTTTAAAATAATTATTTGAATATAATTTAGTTATTTTTTCATTTTCACAATTATTAATACAATTAATATGTGCTTTCCAGATTTCTTCTGTTGTATATTTTTTATATTTTTTATCAGTAGATACTACATTTTTATATTTAAATTTTGGTAAGATAATATTATTTTCATTTGCATATTTAATCCCTGTTTCTATAAAACCTATCCATTTAGTTTTATACCATGGATTGTAATCTGGTTTATTATTCCATGGTGTATATGGCATAATTGTAGGTTTACAATAATGCCTCCATTTATCAGAAGAAGGATTTATTTTATCACCCTCATCCAATGTTTGTAAAAACTTACATATAAGGGGAGCATACATAGTTTTATATTCTTCTTTTGTATGTCTTGGTTGTTTACTCCCATAATTAGGGTTATCTTTATCTTTTTTACCAAACATAGGATTATTTATACCCTTGCTATGTAAATTTTCTTTCATTGTTTGTTTTTGTTTTTCTCTTATTTTTTGTAATTCTTCTGGTGATTTATTATTATTAGTTTGTTTCTGTTTTTCTTTTATTTTTTGTAATTCTTCTGGTGATTTATTATTATTAGTTTGTTTTGTTTTTTCTTTTATTTTTTGTAATTTTTCCGTTGATTTAGTTGATATATATTTTTCTTTCCAATTATTATCAGATATTTCAGTATGTAATATATTTCTTAATTCATTTAATCCATCTGTAATATTCCCATATGTTTTTCTAATAATTTTTAATATTTTATTTGGCAGATCATCATATAATTTATTATCATTTTTAATAAAATAATCTCTACATTCATCCATCATTAAATTATAATCATTTTTAGGGAATACATTACAATCTACTTGTTTTGGATCATCTAAAATATTAATATATGGTGATAGTATATTTTTACACTCTATAACTGCGTTAAATTCACATTGATTACAATATAATTTTTCATTATCAATACCAATAAATATAATCTCTTCTTTTGTATTCCAATAATCTTCTTTTATTTTCCTCCATTTTATATAATCTTCATATCTATTTTTCTGATTACCTATGTTTTTTTTGTTATCTGGACTAAAATTCCATATTTCTACTATTATAATTTTATCATCTATTGTAATTTTACAATCCATTAAACATTTTTTATCATTTTTTTTTACAAAATCTTGAGGGTATGGTTCTTCCCATTTTATATTTTCATTTGTTAAATCTGTATATAATACTAGAAAATTATCAAAAACTATTTCTGCTCTACTATTTCTTCTTTCATAGTATCCTTCACTATCTTTTCTCAACGATTCTAAATTATCTTTATTTAATTGAAAATATTGTCGTAATTCATTTATACCTTTTTTATGTTTTTTTAATCCCCCTTTTATATTACATTTATTATTATTGTAAAATATGTGTTCTGTTAAAATAAAACCATTAACATTTATATTTTTTATATAGTTTTCTAAAAATGGTCTGATATGTATTTCACACATTTCTTCAAATGTATCTGTTTCACAAGGGAAATTATTTTTAAGATATCCTGTCCTTTCATTAACTAATCCAAGGTGTTCACATATATAAATATCTGGATAACCTGGTGTTTTTTGATTTTGATTACCCCTTACACTTAGTTTAAATTCTTCTTGATAATTTTCGTCTTTTTTATACTGCCTAATATATGTATTATACAAACCAATACCAGGTAAACTATCTAGATTTTTAGGTATCAATGCTTTCATACCATTTCTTTCATATTCTATACTACATATATTAAGAATATCTTCTTTTGACCATTTTTTTCGGTTTGTATATTTTTTGCCAATTTTAACCAACCACCATCTTAAACAATCATATAATATTTTATTATCTATATTATTTATCTTATTCATTTTTAAATTTCTATTTTGTTCAGTACATCTGGGACAAAATAATCCGGACCCACTTTTACCTTTATCACCTAATATATCTCTGGGTTTCTTTTTTCCCATTATACCACATTTACAGATAAATATACAATAATAATCTCTAAAATTTTTAAATTTTTTTACATTTTCTATAAATATTTTATCCACCATTAATCTTGTTGCCTTATCTTTCAATGATCGATGTATTAATTCATTTTTATAATTTCTTTTTTCCATACTCATATCAATATAATATATAAACAACTATTTAAATAATAATCAAATTTGTATATAATATGGATTATTACACAAATTCTGGTCAACCATGGTCTTCTCAAGAAGAAGAACAATTAAAAAAAGAATATAATGAACAAAAATTAGATATTAATGAAATTGGTAAAATACATAAAAGAACGCCTGGTGGTATTGGTGCTAGATTATGTATATTAGGTATAATTGAACACAGATTATCAGCAAGAGGTTATACTGAATACAGGTCATCAGAATTATATAAAGAAATATGTGAAAAAGGACCACCTAAAAAAGAAAAAAGACCAAAAGAACCAAAAGAAAAGAAAGTTAAATCAAGTGTATTTGAAAGTAATGTTTTAATCACAATTAAACAATCTGATTATAATGAATTAAAAGAAGAATTACATGATGTAAAAAATCAATTGAGTGAAATAAAAGATATGATAAAGAATCTTGCTATATATGATTTTGATGATTGATATTTAGTTTAAAAATATCTATTACATATATAATGAACACATTTCTGAAAATATTATTATATATTTTTTCTATATTTATATTTTTGAATGTGATATTATTTTTATATTTCACAATACATTTTTACAACCAGACCAAAGATTTAAACGAAAGTATTCAAAAATCCGTTACTATGTTATCAATG